GGACTTTTAATAAAGACTCGTATTCATCTAACTGTTTCTTTGAAACAAGAGATCAGAAACGAGAATTTATTAAACGTCCAGGTCTTGTAGCTGCTAAGCAGATTACACCTGTTACACCTCCTGCCTACTTAGATAGCCAAGGATTGCAAGCTTTTAACAACAGAGTAATTGCTGTTATTAATAACACTGTATATAGCGTAAACCCTACTGGATATACAGTCAGTACTATTGGTACTACATCTACGTCTACTAGCAGAAGTTACTTTGTAAACACCTTTCTAGAAAACTACATGTTCTTTCACAACAAAGTGAACATGTATTTGTATAGCAAAGCTGGTGTATTCGGAGCTGTTGTTACTAACAAAATCAATGCTGTTACTGTTACAGACAGTGGGAGTAACTATAGCCAAGGGATTACCCTATCTTTTTCTGCTGGTGGTTGTACTGCTACTGCTGAAGTAGACCCAACTACTGGGGTTATCCTCAGTGTTACTGTTACTAACCAAGGTTCAGGACTATCTGCTGCACCTACTGTTACTATTAATCTGCCTGCTACACAAACACCTACTGGTACTGACATAGGTAGTAGCTACGTAGATTTTACTGTAAGTAGTGCTACGGGTATTTACGTAGGCATGTCTGTAATTGGTACAGGCATAGCTACTGGTTCTAAGGTTACAGCTATTGCTGGCACTCAAATCACTGTAGACACTCCTAAAACAGGTGTTGTGTCTGGCACTATTACTTTTGCAGATGAAGGTGCTGGAGGCGTTTTAACAGCTACCTTGAACTTTGTGCCTACTGGTCCTTATGTGTCTGGTGCTGTGTTTTTAAACAACTATGTGCTTATTGGCACTAGTCAAAATAGAATCTACAACTCTGATGTTGGTGATCCAACTACTTGGAATGCTCTTAACTTCTTAAGTTTTGAACAGACTGCTGACGTTCTTGTGGGTATATGCAAACACCTCAACTACCTTGTAGCTTTTGGTGCTGTAAGTACTCAGTTCTTCTATGACGTAGGTAATCCCACTGGCTCACCTTTGGGCTTAGCTGCGAGCTACACCTCTGAAATTGGTTGTGCTACTGGCGACTCTATTGTTGCTACTAATAACACTGTCCTCTGGATTGGCACTAGCAAAACCTATGGTAGGTCTGTGTACATTATGGATGGCACAGCTCCTGTACGTATTTCTACTGCCAACATTGACCGCCACATTGAGGCTGATGGTTTGAGTGATGTGTCTGCATATTGCTACACAATTAACGGACATACACTGTATATCCTTACACTACACAACACCCATCAAACGCTAGTCTACGACCTTAATGAGAGGATGTGGTACACATGGACTCAGTACTCTATGCAAAGTAATGACCAACCTAATGCAGGTACGTACCAAGAATCTTATTTTAGACCCACCTATTACACCCAGTTAAATGGTGTGCCATACGTCCTAGATGACGATACAGCCACTCTGTATTACTTGGATGTCAACACATATCAAGATGCTGGTCAACCTATTTACTGCCGCACTGTTACAGACATCTCTGACAATGGAAGTACCAAGCGTAAGTTTTTTGGTAGGTTAGAAATTATTGGGGACAAAGTAGCTGGAATCATGCAGATACGCCACACTGGTGACGATTACAACACATGGTCTAGTTATAGGTCTGTAAACCTTAATGCTCCTCGTGCTCAAATCTATTTAAGCGGTGCTGATAGACGTAGAGCTTGGGAGTTTTTGTGTACTAGTAACGTTCCTCTACGTCTTGATGGTGCTGAAGTAGATTTCAGAATTGGTGAGATGGATCAGGAGCAGGCTGTTGGTGGTGGAAGATACAGGAGATAATCAAATGAATGAGCTTGTAGACTTGTTTGTTAATCCTACCGCAGATAAAATAGACCAATATGAGGCTATTGTTGGACAAATGCCTCAAGTAGATTTAAAGACTACCCATGCTGTATCGGGCGGTGTTTACTCCAGAACTATTTTTATACCTGCGGGTGTATCTTTAGTTGGAGCTACTCATAGTAAAGATCACATTAACGTCATGTTTGGCGACATTACAGTTACTACTGATACTGGAATGAAACGTCTTACTGGATACAATGTTTTTGCTACTAAGGCAGGTATGCGTAGGGTAGGTTATGCACATGCAGATACCTATTGGACTTCTGTAATCCATACTACAGAAACAGAAATTAGCAAGATAGAAGAAGACATTACTCCTGATAGTCACAAGTTACAGACTAGAAATCTCAGAGTAACGTCTGAACCCGTTAACGTATTAGAAGAGGTTTGATATGTCCTTAGCAACTGTTGGCACAGTAGTAGGTATTGCAAGTGGTGTTAACGCACTTACAGGCGGTGGTGTTACTAAGATGTTTGGTGGAGAAGGTGCTCCCAGTGGTGCTGAAGCACAACAGATGGCTGATCCATTCTCTCAATATAGAGCTAACCTAGGCTCTATGTATGCTGGCGCATTACAACCTGGAGCTAAAACTAATATTGAATCTATGCCTGGATTCTCTCAATACCAAACGGGAGTAATTGATCCTGCTATGGAAGCTGCACAACGAGCTGCAGCTAAGTCTGGTATGTTGTACTCTGGTAACGAGATGTTAGCACTTCAACAGACAGGTCAAAAAGGTTACTATGGTTTTATGACCGACTACCTTAATCGTCTTGCTCAAGGTTCTGGTGCTGTTAACAATCCTGCTCAAGCTGCAGGTATGGGTTTAGCTCAAATGGGACAGAACCAACAAGGCTTTATGCAAGGCATGGGTGCTCTTGGTCAGATGGCAGGTCAGTTTGCTGGTAGTGGTAGTACTACTTATAGTGGCGATCCTCTACAAGGCAACGTGTCTAGATACGGAAGTGGTTTAGAAGGCTATGCAAATACTCAAGCAGACATTTACGGGTAAGGATTAAATCATGGCATTTTTAATGACAGATGTAGCAGCAGGTAGTAATGCTGCTCGTACCTTACAACAAAACATGTATGGTGCTCAATATGATGAGGCCAATACTGCTGCTGCTGCAGAACAAATGCAGCAAAAAACACAAGAAAATAAAATCAAACTAGAGCAAGGTCAACTTGATGTTGAAAAGTCTAGGCTTGCTAATCTTGTTGCTGACACTGGGTTTAAAGCTTCGCAAGAATCTAAGCAAAAGCTAAGAGAACTAACTGAAACAGAAGAATTTAAAACTGCTGATGATGCAGGTAAAGTTCGTCTGTGGGCTATGACTGAGGCAAAGGTTTCTGGTGATCCTACTAAGTTAGCCTCTAACTTACAAGCTGCTGAAATACTTGATGCCAAAGCAATTGCTACTAAACAAAAACAATTGGATCAAAATGCACAAGTAATTGGTAACGCTTATGGCGTTATTGCTGCTTTGCCTGATGACAAAATTGATGAGTTTGTTGGTCGTCTTCCAGAAGAAAATAGGAAAGCTCTTATTGGTCAGATTGGTGAAACCAACTGGAGCAAAATGACTGGCACTGAGAAGAAAGAAGCTGCTAAAAACTTGATGTTCAATGCTAAAGGTCAGCTCAGTAACCAGCTTAAACAAATTGAAGTTGAGAAAGCAGAGCTACTTGCTAAGTCAAGAGAGCGCATAGAACAAATCCGTCAAGATGGTTTGCTTAATCGTAAACTAACTGGCGGCACTGATCGAGAGATGCGTGATTGGAACTTGTACAACAAAGCTTCTGAAAACATCGAAAGGTCTGGTAAAAAGACTTTAGACAAACTTAATGAAGCTGTTGATGCTGCTGATGCTGCACAAGAAAAAAGCAAAGTAGGATTGTTGTGGAACAGTTCTCAGCCTAGTGAAAAAGCTGCTATAGATTATAGAAAAGCTGTTGAAGCTCGTGATAAATTTCAACGAGAACAAATTAAAAAACAACTTAATCTTGCTACAACTGCTCCTGATTTCCCAGGTAAACAAGCTGTTGTAGACAACTTGGCAAAAGAGTTGGAGTTGTTCCCTGAACCTGCAGCACCTAAAGAATCAAAACCAGAAGCTGGTAGTAAACCTGCTGCTAAAGCAGAACCTACTGCTACTCCTGCTACTGCTAAGCCTGGTGCTACTAGTAACAAACCAACTGCTAAACTAACTCCTGAGCAGAACAACGCTGCTATTACTAAAGCTAACGAAGCCATTAAAAATGGTGCTGATCCAGAAAAAGTTAAAGCTAGACTAAAAGAAGCTGGTGTTTCATTCAAGGAGTAATGTATGGCTGACAACATCTCTTTTGATGATTTGATCCCAAGTAAACAAACAGATAAGTCAGCTCCTTCAACGGGAGCTGATATTTCTTTTGATGATCTAATACCTAAACAAGCAGGACCTAGACCTTCAACTACTCAACTTATTGAGGGTAAAGGTGGTGCTGCATTTGGTGTATATCCTAAAGCTGCTCCAGATCAAGAACCTGTTAGTAGGATTGCAACAAACATTGGTCGTACTGCAACTGAAGCTGTCATTCCTACTGGTGCTGGTTTAGCTGGCTTTGGTGGAGGTATGGCTGCAGTCACTCCTGTAGCACTTGCAGCAGGTGGAGCTGTTGCCTCTACTGTTGCTGGTGCTCCTTTTGCTCCTGTTGTTACTGGAGCTATTCAACTTGCTGGTGGTCTTGGTGGAGCATTTGCTGCATCAGGTGCTGCTAAAAAAGTCCAAGACTGGATGCATGAATTGTTTGCTCCTGAAGACTTTGCTAAACGACAAGAAGAAAAAAAAGCATTCCCTGGAGCTACGTTTGTAACTGAGTTGGGTGTGGGTATGGCAGGTATGTCTCCTAAGACTGCTGTTACTGCTCTGTCTCCCACTGCAGGTAAAGTAGCTAAACTTGCTTCTACAGATGTTGGTCAACGTCTTATCTCTGGCACTATGCAAGGTGGTATTGAAGCAGGTACTGAGTATGCAAGTGAAGGAACAATCACTCCTTGGAAAGTAGCCGCATCTACTGCTGCAGGTGCAGCTATGCCTGGTTTTAACGTAGCAGGTAAGATTCCATTTAGTCTGGGTACTAAAGTTGGTGAGAAGATTGGTTCCAAAATCTCTACTATTCTTCCTGGTGGTGACACAACAATTAAAGCAGCTACTGATCCTCTACCTCCTAAGCCTGCTGAAGGTGCTACTCCAGAAGAGAAAGCAGTCTACATCCAGAAGCTTGAAGCTATCAAAGCTGAGCGTGATGCTAAAGCTCCGTTAGTTGAAACTGCTATTAGGAACAAAGAGACTGGTGCTATTGAACTCATGGGTCCAAAGCATGATGAGCAACGTAAGCTTGAAACTGCTGACACACATGACCAAGGTTTTGTAGATGAACGTGGCAACTTCTTGACTCGTCAGGAAGCTATTGATCGTGCTAAGAACACCGAGCAATTACCTAAAGATTACACACCAGAAAATCCTGAGATGGGTTTGCGTAGTGAAGACTTGCGTAAAGCTGGCGACCAACGTTTTGAACTTCCTGTTCAACAGGATGTTAACGCTCCTCCTAAAGAAGTTATCACAGAGAAGCCTACTGAAAACAAAGATTTTTACAGAGAACAAATTGCTAGTCTTAACCAACAAAAGGCAGAAATACTTGCTGAAATTGAATGGGCTAAGAATGATGGTGATACAGAGTACCAAGCTAGGATGGAAGAAAACTTAGCTGGTGTTCTTACTGAAATGCGTAAACAACAGAGTTTGCTTGATGCTGCAGACATGGCTAGAGATGATTTTAAAAAGGCCATAGAAGACAACGAATACAAACGTGTTGAGTTGGAATTAGAAGCAGAAAAAGCTGCTGCTGATGGCAATGAACAACGTGTTACTAGTATCAATGAGCAGATCAAACAGTTGGAAGCAAACCACGCCCAACTGTACAAGGACATGCCTCCTATTAAGTTTGAGAACTCTAGGAAACCAACTTGGGAGGAACTCCAAGATTTTCTGTATGGTGCTAAAACAATTGGTGAAGCTTTTGATCGCATACTTGCTACCAAAGAGTTGGGCAGTATTAGTCAACGAATTTTGATAAAAGCTCTTAATGAGTCTAGTTTTATTCGTAGCACAGACCTTGAGTTTTATCAAGATTATTTAGCATACCAAGATAAAGATGGTAATTTAAAACAAGATGCTGCTGGTTTATACACAGGTGGTGAAGATAAACACCTTGTGCAGATGGGTAAAGAAGGCAACCTACAAGTGTTGTTGCATGAAACTATTCATGCTGGTACACAACGACTGTTAACTGACCAAACTACCACTGCTGCTATTAAGATGCAGGAGTTGTTTGACAAGTACAAAGCATCTCATGGCGATGACAGCTATGGCTTTACTAACGTACATGAGTTTGCTGCTGAAGCATTTACTAACAAACAGTTTCAAAAACTATTAGGCGGCATCCAGGTTGGACAACAACCCAAAGGTGTTGCTAAT